ATTAGCTTTCAGTTCAGCCATGAGCTTCGCACGTGTAGCATTTATGACGGGCTTTCTGGGAAGGGGTGGGGGAGGGGGTGGTGGAGGAGGGGGTGCTCCTGGTATCGCTGTGGGTGCGACTACAGTTCTGCAAATACTAATAACCTTTTGGGCGTTTCTAACACTATTTTCAAAGTTCATACTAATCCTGGCACGAAGTTCCTTTGGAGTCAACTTTACGCGCTTTCCATTTACCGTCTTGGTCACACGAAGACCGAGTTTTCTCGCTTTTTCTTTCAGGTTGCGATACTGCATCTACTATGTATAAAGATAAAAATCGCACTCACATTAAGATGAGTGAAGTACAGCAACTCAAAATTTTAATTCATAAAGTTCTTCTCCCTAGGCTCAGACAACTCGAGGCTGAAGTCGCTTCACTGAGGAAACATACGTGGCCATATGTTCAATCCAAAAAGGAGAAATCCCAATTAGACGACATGGAGATGAAGGTGGATTTTCTTAAACATCTCGATGACGAAACTGTGGCTGAATTGTTGAGACTCAAATCTAAATTTTCAGGAAGTTCTGGACTTCTAACGAGAGAATACGACATCGTAACAAGTTTGCGAAGTTAAAAGAAGTCATCGGTCCTGTACATGTTCACTGTGAATGAACCAGTCTTACCCAATACGGTGACTGTTTCATTTCCATATAGCTCTTCGCATCCTATATCCTCCATACAATCCCTCGCGTTGTGTGTAACAGGAATGGGGTAGAGATTCTCACCGCCTGTTGTGGTGTAATAGTGATATCTATCACGACGACCACGGACCTCCTTGCCGTAGAGAGGGAGAGTCTCACCGTCTGCACCGGTCAACACACCCATTTGCTGCATGTACCCAGGTTTATACTGCTTGATGGGAGGACCTCTAAACTCTGGTTCACGGCGGACAGGTCGAGGGGGTGGAACGACCACCGGTACTTCTACTGGAACTTCAACAACTTTGGGGTTGTACCACATGTATCCGACCGCTATGAAAAGTGCGACTAGGACCACTCCCATAAGTTGGGTTTTTGTCTTGTTCTTCATTTACTATAGTTAAGGAAAATCTTTTACATAAAGACATGAGGGTTCTAGCCATAGATATTGGCTATCACAATATGGGTCTCGTTCTTGCCGAGTTTGAAGACAATCCGAACATTAGAGTCGAGTACATAAAGAAAGTAAGTCTTGAAGACTACAAGTACCTCCGCACGAACGATATGGTCGACCTCGTTCCTTTATTTGTGGAAGACCATCAAGATATATTCGACAGTGCTGATAAAATACTCATAGAGAGACAACCACCCGGAGGATTCACAAATATTGAAATTCTATTACATTACATGTTCAAAGATAAAGTTGTGTTAGTTTCACCTGTGAGCATGCATACACATTTCGGTATGAGACACCTTGACTATGAGCAACGGAAGGAAAGAACTGTTTCCATAACAGAGAAATACCTAAAAGATGAGATACCATATGAAAGAAAACACGACATAGCGGATGCGTTTTGTATGATTGTGTATTACAACTTCAAAGTTACGACCCATATTTTCGACCGGTTTAGATTTTTTCCCAAGGTATAGTAAGATGCCAACAGCTAAGCAACTTCAGAACGCCAAGAAGAAGCTGAAGAAAACTCCCAAACCCACAGGGAACAGTCCCAAATTACCCACCTCTACCCTCCTTCGTCTCATAGCAGCCGATCCCAAGATCGGGCGGGACAAAGCCTTCATCAAGCGTGCGCATGAGCTTGCGAAGAAGACTCCTCGCGCAAAATAGTAATCGCATTTGTGACGTATTCAAACATGTCAAAAATTTCACTGGTATTGCGTCTCTCGAGTGCCGCCTTAAGCTTATCAACGTTGTATTCGAGTGAACGTTTTTCCTTCTCCAACTCTTCGAGTTTCTTTTTGAAGTTTCCTATCTTTTCATTGATGGTGCGTGTATTATTTTCCATATTGTTGTCAAGTCTAGAAATTTGCTTTTCATAATGTTCCTTCTGTTTCCTCAGAACTTCCCTCTTTACCTCAGAGGTGCACCTATCAATTTGAATATCTATCCTCTGCGTCTTTTCTTCAATCTCGTCAAGTTCTTGCATGTATGAAGCGTGGTACAATTCAAGATTGTACTCCAGCCTTTTGATTTCGTTTTTGAGTTTGATGTCCATTTTCTGATTTACTTTACTTTTTTACTTTTAAGTAGCATACTTAGGTCATCAAAGAATAAATCAAAATGTCCTAGTCTATATTGAACGAAGGCCCAAAGAACGAAAAATAGGGTCTTGGTTAATTTATTTATCTCAGTCTCAGGCATCTTATATATTGGTCCAACAACCCTTCCCATAAAGGTCTCATCCTTGTGTTTACCAGTAACGTACATCTCCGCCTGTGTGAGAGCACAAGTATCGTCGTTCACACTCCAATGATAAAAGATGAATGGAATTACCATTGAATAGAACTCAAGGTTTCTGCGGTTATTCGTGAAGGGTACGATGAGAATGGCCAACAGGAAAATGAGGTGAATGAAGAATATTATGTTCATCTATTATAAGATGACAGAAGAAAATATTAGCATGGAAAAAATGTGGAATGAATACCACGAAAACGTGTTACGTCAGTGGGGTGAAGCTTCTGCGTGTTACAGGTATATGCATCACAGAGCCTTCTTAAAATTTAAACGTCTGAGCTTACGGTTTAATTTACCCGTCATTGTGTTGTCAACTGTAACTGGTACAGCGAACTTTGCTCAAAGTACGTTCCCCGAGAGTATGCGTAGTTCCGCACCAGCTATAATTGGTGGTATGAACCTGATAGCTGGTCTTATAGCAACGATCATGCAGTTCCTTAAGATAAATGAGTTGATGGAGAATCATAGGACTGCTGCGTTAGGACACGGAAGCCTCTCGCGTAATATTAGGTTACAACTTTCCCTTCCCCGTGACGAGCGTAAAAAGGAAGGTCTCAAGTTTGTGGAAGAATGTAAGTCTGAATATGACCGTCTCCTCGAACAGTCGCCCCCTATACCGAAACAGATTCTGTTGAACTTTGACAAGGAATATCCTATAGAAGGTGTGTTCACTAAACCCGAGATCCTGAATGTGCGTGCGATTCCACCCCTAAAGCCACCTAAAACCGTGACGACAGCGGAAGCCATCACAAAGGGAACCCCCTTTGAAAAAATAGCTGAGATGTTGGCACCTAAGGAAGAGGAGGAGTATGAAGAGGAAGAGGAAGAGTATGAAGAGGAAGAAGAGAAAGACGTCGAGCAAGGTACACCAAAAGAATAAACATGATGACATTCATCAGAACTCCACATGCGACGTATGGTAAAATTTTCCTTTTTAAAGGTTTTACGATACGATCTTGTAGTGCGTCATTCTCAAGCACCAAATCTATTGCCTGATTAGTAAGGTCATCAATGGATTCCTTCATTAAAATTATTCCACAAAAAAATGAAGTCGAAAAAACCGTGGACACTATTCACACTAAACAAATTGAACTCATTCGTAGATACATTCGTGAAGGTAAGAATGTGTTCATCTGTGGAGGAGCGGGGGTTGGAAAGTCCTACATTCTCAAAAAAGTTTTGGAGGGGCTGAACCATGTCGAACTTCAATCTGAACATCTCAAAAGTAAATGTCTATTTTTACCATTTATTAAACCATCGTGTAAACATGTATTTATCGAGGATTACGACCCCATATTTAAACCTATAATCGAAAGAGTTTCCGATGGAGACCCTCTCACACGTGGTTCACTTCTGGTCACTTCGACGAACATGTGTATGTACCCAAAGTTTGAGACTGTTTTTGTACCAAAACATAAACCGGAGACTCTTCTTTTACTCACCGACGAGAGAGGGCCAAAAGCCGAGAATGCGGCACATCGCTGCAAAGGGAATATTCGAAATTTCTTCACGTATTTGGATGGCTATGATGAGATGGATGACTTTAAAACCCCAAAAGAATTTATAACAGAAATCTTATGCGAGCAGGGTCCGTTAGAAATTTTGGATAGTGTATCTGAACATGGACACTTGTGGGATATATTTCAAGAAAATTACCTCGACTCTAAAGGTGTAGACGTCGTCACCACATCCAGCTCTTTCTCAGATGCGGATTATTACGATACATACATCTACTCATCTGGAAATTGGTTTCTCATGCCTTACTTTGTGCTACACGCCCTCACGATACCTAAACACCATCTCGGAGAACCTCTCAATAAGGATAAGATTAGACCTGGAAGTTGTTGGACGAAGCTTGGAAACTACAAGATGCGTAAACAAAAGTACGATGAAATCAATAAAAAATCGAGAATGGGCTTGGGGGTTGAGGAACTTTGTCTTCTTAAGAATTATGCGGAGAAAGGAGACCTAAGTAAGCTCGTGGAATATAAAATTTCACCTCAAGATTTCGACGTCATCAATCATTTGGCTGTAGGAAACGGCTTAAAATCTAGAGACGTAACTAAAGTAAAGAAGGCTCTGAAGAATGTCTACGAAGGAGGAAGAAACTGAAGTCGAAGAGTGTGTCAAGGTTATCGGGAATGAAATCCTCTTCTACGCTGATGTGGATAGAGAGAACGCCCTTGACTTTGTTGAAAAATTTAAAAAATTGGAGATTGACCTTCTCAAGAAAAAGGCGGAATTGGTGGGTTACGAACCGTCGATTCGTATTCACATCATGAGCGACGGTGGTGACATCTTTGCGGGTATGACGTTAATGAATACAATCGAGACATCCCGTGTAAAGGTTATTACCATCGCACAGGGGTCTTGTTGTAGTGCAGCGACGTTCAT